AAATTTGTGTACGATATTACCGGAAATGCACGATAACACTTGACACGGGCTGAAAAGTCTGTTCTAACGGGGGCGTTGTCAGAAATGGCAACGCTCTTTTTTTGTTCCTGTCAAGTGTTACATCGATAACCCAAGCAGGTAGCCGTCAATCCTAATCGAACTCTAGAGCGATTAGCATTGACCACCTACCGAGTGCAAGGCCCGATTCAAAAACCAAGACAGTTTTAAATGCTAATATAGGAGAAACTAAAATGGCATTTGCTTCTGCTCCGGGTTGGGGCAACCTTCCTAACGGTAACTGGTCGCCGGTTATCTATTCCAAGCAAGTTCAGCTTGCTTTCCGTAAGTCTTCTGTTGCTGAAGCTATCACCAACAACGACTACTTTGGCGAAATCGCCAATGTGGGCGACTCGGTGAAGATCATCAAGGAACCCGAAATCGCCGTCAAGAACTATGCTCGTGGCACGCAAGTGACCGCGCAGGATCTGGACGACAGCGACTTCACTCTGGTGGTCGACAAGTCTGCCTACTTCGCGTTCAAGGTTGACGACATTGAGGCTTCTCAGTCGCATGTCAACTGGATGTCGATGGCTTCTGATCGCGCTGCCTATCGTCTGAAGGACAACTACGACCAAGACGTGCTTGGCTACATGACTGGCTTCCAACAAGCCGCTCTGGGTGCCAACGCTACTGTTGCTCGTACCACTGCTTCGGGCACCAAGGCTGTGTCTACCGCTGACAGCGATGAACTCTTGGCTTCGATGAAGCTGAAGAAGGGTTCGTTCGCTAGCATCACGACGGCTTCTGCCGGTGAGCATTCGATCCCTGTGACGCCTCGTCTGCCGGGTACGACTTCGCTGCCGACAGATCGCGTGTCTCCGCTGATGATCATCTCCCGCATGGCTCGTCTGTTGGATCAACAAAACGTTGACTCCAATGGTCGCTTCCTCGTGGTTGACCCGATCTTCGTGGAAATGCTGAAGGACGAAGACAGCCGTCTGCTGAACAGCGACTTCGGTGGCTCTGGTCTGCAAAACGGTTTGGTGCTGAGCAACCTGCACGGCTTCAAGGTGTTTGTGTCGAATAACCTCCCGGCTATCGGCACCGGCCCCGGCACTGCGGGTACGGCTAACCAGAACGACAACTATGGCATCATCGTTGCCGGTCATGAGTCTGCTGTGGCTACCGCTGAGACGATCACCAAGACTGAAACCTATCGCGATCCCGACAGCTTTGCTGACATCGTGCGTGGTATGCATGTCTATGGTCGCAAGCTGCTGCGTCCCGAGGCTATCGTTCGCGCTAAGTACAACGTGGCGTAAGTATAAAGAGGGGGCTTCGGCTCCCTCCTTTTGAAAGGAAAAAATAATGGCTGCTGTTCAATCTCTTCGAAATAAAGCCTACGTTGTGGAAAAGGACGTGACGCTCGCCGCCACTTCCGGCACCGCTGTAGGTATCTCTGTGGGCGCTGGCACTCTGGTGTTGGCTGTCGGTTTTCAAAACTATACGACGGTGCCTGATGTCACCACGTATACGATGAACATTACCGATGGTACGACCACCTTCGCTAGTGCTCTGAACTTCGATAACACCGCTGCTAACACCATCAAGGTCGGCACCACTGCCGGTCTGGTGGCTGCGGCTGACACCATCGACGTCGTGACAACGATCTCCGGCACCCCCGGCACGATCTCTGGTCGCGTGTTTGCTGTGGTGGTTGACGTCAATGCTGACTGGGCTACTCCGGGTTCGGTTGATCGTGACGTTCTCGCCTAAGTCTTACAAAGACTAAAGCTAAGGAAAAGGCTCTACGGAGCCTTTTTCTGTTGTATAACTAGGGATACTATGGCAACCTATCTTTCGCTCACCAACGAATTGCTGCGTCGTATGAACGAAGTGGAGATGGATTCTACCACTTTTGAGACGGCACGAAATATTCAAGCTTTGGCGAAAGACGCCATCAACGCCTCTGTTCGTGAACTTCTTAATCAGGGTCAGGAATGGCCCTTCTTGTTGGTAACACAACCTCAGGTTACAACAATCGGCACCGCTGAATACAGCTTTCCTGCCAATTGCTCTAGCGTCGATTGGGACAGCTTCTACGTTCGACAGCTTGTTGATCAGACCAATGTTCCGCAAAAGCTAGAACAAATTCCGTACACAGAATTTCTACGGCATTATCGTGGTCGCGATGAAAGTGGTGGTACAGCATCGCGTGAAGCTCCGCGACGTGTGTATTTGACACAAGAAAATAAGTTTGGACTTACTCCGCCGCCCGACAAAGAATATACAATTGAATATAAATACTGGAGCTTTCCTTCGGATATGGCGGCATACTCTGACGTGTGCGTTGTCCCAGATCGGTTCAAAGGTGTCATCATTGATGGTGGCATGATGTTCTTGATGATGTTCCGCAGTAACGAACAAAGTGCAAATATTCATAAAGAAAAGTTTGATAACGGTATCCGTACCATGCGCCGCCTGTTGATGGATGACCCGGTATCGATGGCTTCGACAATGATTTTGAAACCCGCTGTGTCGGCAAGGGTACTCAATGGCTGATCGCATTCAGGCACTGAAGGTCAGTTGTCTTGGTGGACTAGACACCAACAAAGACCTTTTGGCACAAGCAGAACGCTATCCCGGTAGCGCTCTACAGCTTATCAATTACGAACCGTCAATCTCTGGCGGATATCGGCGCATTAGCGGCTATGCTAACTCCTATGGCGCACTGCCGGGACAAGGCGGTGTACTAGGCATTAATATTTTTGAGGGCATCAACAACGGCATTTTCGCATGTCGTCGGCCCACTAGTGGTACAGCTTATTTCTACCGCTGGAATACTGCAACCTCTGATTGGGTTGCAATTACGACTCCCGGCACCGTCAGTATGGTTGGTGTCAAGAAAGTACGTTTTGAAAATCTGTCGTGGGGCACTGACAAAATGGTGCTCGTCGACGGTGTCAATCCTGCTGCTGTCTACAACGGAACAACCTATACGCAGATCACGGCAACAACTGCGCCTACAAATCCAAAGTATGTAACGCAATTTGCCAATCATTTGTTCTTGGCAGGAAACAGCGCTAGTCCCTACAATCTGTATTTCTCTGCTCCGCTTGATGAAACCAACTTCAATCCTGCTGCGGGTGCCGGTGTAATCAACGTAGGCTTTCCGATTGTTCAGATTAAGTCGTTCCGAGATACGCTATACATCTTCGGCAAGAACTCAATCAAGAAGCTTGTCGGCACAAGCATTGCCGACTTTCAGGTGCAGGAAGTAACCAACAATCTGGGATGCCTCGTCCCTGACAGTGTCATTGAGTTTGCCGGTAATCTGGTGTTCTTGAGCTATGACGGCTTTCGTCCGATTGCCGGTACTGCGCGTATCGGTGACGTTGAGCTTGAAAACCTCTCGAAACAGATTCAAAGCAGCGTCAATTCGTTGATCGATGAAATTGTTAACTCAAGTCTTGACGTCGAAAAGTTCAATAGCATCGTCTATAACCGAAAGAGTCAGTTTAGATTTTTGTCGCAGACAGACGGTGTCTTTGGCATCTTGGGTGGACTTCGTCGCACTGATCAGGGCATCGGACTTGAGTTTGCTCAGCTATTCGACATGACGGCTACGTCTGCTGCCAGTGGTCTTTTGGGCACTGACGAAATTATTCTTCACGGAGATATTAACGGCAAGGTCTATCAGCAGGAGGTTGGTAGCAACTTTGACACCCGTAACATTCTGAGCGTATATCAGACTCCGTACTACTATCTCGAAGATCCTACGATTCGTAAGAACTTCTACAACGTAACGACGTTCCTTCGTTCTGAAGGCGCAATTAACATTGCATTCGCTGTGTCTTACGACTTTGATGATAGTCAAAATGTTTTTAATCCGCCAGATTATGCTATAACGACACAGTATGCTGCGGCGTTCTACAACACCGCGATATACGACAGTGCTGCCGTATATGATGGAAATCCTTCACCTGTGGTCAAAACAAACATCTCTGGTTCTGGCTATTCCATTTCGTTCACATACGTCACCAATGACACCAATTTAAGTCACAACATTCAGGGTTTGGTGATCAACTTCACATACAACGACAGGAGATAAACGGTGGCTGGATATTCACGACAATCAGCAGCTAGTATTGTACCGACAGCGGTTGTTCGGGCAACTCCGTTGAATGATGAATTTAACGCATTGCGTGACGCTTT